CGCAGGTCGCCGTTGTAACCGACATCGATGGTGACTGGCTGCCCCTTTTTTACTTGGGCCTGGGCTGTCAGGGCGGCCCGTCCGCCGACATTCAGATCCAGCATGATGTCGTGCTCAACCAGGTGAGCCGGTTGGCCATTGATGGTCAAGCGAGTGGTCAGTTTCATGCCAGCACATCCCCCAGTTTGTTATCAAGCTGCTTAAAGAATGCCTCCCCGCTGGAGAGCGTCTCTTCGCCTGGTTGACTGCTACCGCCAGCGCCAGCGGCGGCGGTGCCTGGTGAGCCGGTGCCGATATTGGCAGGTTTGCCAGGCAGACGGGCCTCGCGCTTCTCCGGTACCGAATCGAACTCCTTGAGGGTGAATTGCACCACCCAGGCTAATAGGCCCTCTTGCTCGCTGGCGGAGATGCGTCCGGCAAACTTCGCCTGGCGTACCTTGACCGACTTGGCGAGCAACGAGCCCACCCGATAGATGTGGCGCTGTCCGCCTTTTCCCTTGGCATCGGCCAGCTCAAACAATCGACTCAACATGTGGTCGTCCTTGAACGCAATGAGCCCGGAAATATCCAATTCCTTGCCTTTGGCGCCCTGTTCGGCGCTGCTGGTCGAGCTGGTTTGGCCCGATTGGTCTTTGTCCTGGAACTGCATAGATACAGAGACTCGCATCGACTTCATGATGATGGGCTCGCCATCCAGGGTCAGCATGGCTTGGCTCATGGGGTCAACTCCTGCCAAAAGGTCAGTGGGGAAGGGGAGAGCAGCAGGACGGCGACGCTCATGCTCATGCTGTGATCCGGTGGTGTGCTCTGGCCAAGTTGCGCGGCCAGGCTGGCGACATCTCCCTGGCCCTGCCAGCGGTAGAGCTGACCCGAGAGCGTGGCCAGGGTATCCAGCGCGCTGGCCAGTTCGCTCAGGCGCGCGGCGCGGCGACTCGCCAGCCCCTGCAGCTTGGCGATGGGGCTCTGGTTATCCCGGGCCAGACTCTCTAGCTGGGCAAGCTCACTGCCCAGGGCGAGGTGAGCCGGGCGCAGCGGCGCCCAGACCAGCGGCTCATCGGCACGCCAGCGCGGCAGCTTGGCCGCCGTGGGCTTGGCCATGATGTCGTTGTTGGCTTCCAGGCGACGCAGGGCCGCGCCCCATTCTGGCAATGGCAGCAAGGCGCACAAGGGGGTCAACTTGGCCGCAAGGTCGGCGGCGCTATTACCTGTCACCAGCCAGGCGAGGGCATGGAGCTGACCGGAGGGCAGCAAGGGGTCGGCACCATCTTGCAGCTTGTCAGCCAGCGCCTTGACCGCATTGGGGGCGGCCAGGCTGGCCTGTTTATCCTGCATCTGGCCGACGTCGTGCAAAAAGGGGGTCACCGCCAGGGCGCGACCGGTGACCAGCAGATGGCCGAGTTGGGCGCGAAGTCCTGAAAGGGCTGCGGCCTCACCACTGAGCGGGTGGGGGCGATACTGGGCGCGGCTGGCGATGGCCTGCAGGCGCCCCATGGCCGCATCCGCCAAGGCGGGTACCTGGGTCAGTACGGCGCGGGCTTGATGGTGCAAGCTGGCCCCGCAGGGGGGCCAGTGCAGGTCGCTTTGTTGCCAACTCATGTTGGCAGCTCCGGCCAATCCACCGTCGTGGGCCAGCCAGGTGTTTCAGGCAGGCGCGAAAGCGTCACCCGGTACAGTCGCAAGGCGGTGAGCCGCGAGGTTTCCGCCGGGGTCAATATGCCCAGCAGCTCGGCATCTGCAAGGGGGGCGATGGCATCGCCAGCCAGTTGCAGGCGGCGCACCAATTCGCGCTGTTGCTCCTCTTCGGTCGGGATGGGCGTTGGCGGCGCCTGATAGGGAGCCACCTCGCCATATTCGCCAAAGCGCGCCCGGACAAACAGCTCGGTGCCATAGGCGACTGAGTCGGTCTGGGTAGCGGTAAAGGGCACAGGCTCGGCCAGGTGAGCAAACTGGACGGTCAGATTGATGGTGGTTTGCGCCTGGTCGGCCCATACCGGGGCCGCTACGTGAAGAATCTCGGTCATGATATGCGGATCCACAATGAGGTGTTTTGGTCGCTGTTGCCGCCGTTCTTGATGGCGCCGACCAGTTTCCAGGTGCCGGGCAGGGCAGCGCCGATACCCGGGCTGCCATCTTCCGAGTTGGCGGCGCGCAAGGAGCTGCCCGCAATGGCGTAGCCAGGCCCCTTGTTCCCGCCGGTTGATACGATACAGGTGGCAAAGCAATAGGTGCCTACTTGACCCCAACCACTACCCACAATGTCAGCATTGGCCAAGGAAGCGGAGTGGGCATGAACTGCGAGCGCCAAGTTGGGTTTACCCGATACCTCGCCCCAGCTGGGCCAGCGGGTAGCCTGAGCGGGAGGGCCGCTAATTTGAGACCAGGGGTGGGAATGGGATGCCGCCGCGGCGCCCAGTTCGGCCAAGCTGGGCTTATCATTGGTGTGATACAGCCGCACATTGGTCGAGGGGGAGGTGGTATCGGTGCCATTGGCCTTGTACCCGTACCACAGCTGATGAATGGCACTGGTTGGGCTGAACAGGGTGTGCCGATACTTGCTTCCGCCGTTGTGTCCCCAGCTGATCCAGTTCAAAAACTGAGTGCTGCCAGAACCCTTGGGCGCTTGCGCTGAGCCTGTCATGAACTTGTCAGATTGAACGTTCCAGTCGAGGTTCTTGAGATCGAGAAAGTCGTGGCTGTGCCCCTCGCTGGCCAAGGCCGGTTTGTCGTTCACCTCGTCCCAGTTCGGCCAGCGGGTCGCCTGGTCGGGCGCGTTGTCCAGTTCGCCCCAAGAGTGGCGATGGCTGCCCGCCTTGATCTCCACCGCGATATTGACGCCCTGGGCGTCTTCCAGGATGCCCTTGCCGGTCACATCCCCGGACAGCTCGATGGTGCGCTTGCGGCGCAGGTCGGTCACGCTGCCGTCGCTGTTGATGATGGCCACCTTGGCCAGATGGTGACGATAGCCGTTGCCGTCGGTGTAATCGGCCTTGTCGGCCACGCTCAAGGTCAGCGTGAAGTGGTTCAGCCAGGCATCGAGCAAAGAGCCCGCCCGGTAGATGTCGAGCCAGAGCCCCACCGGCTTGGCCCCCGGGGTAATCTTCTGCACCTGGTCGAGTTGGGCGCGCAGGCCGCCGACATAGGCGACCCCGGGCTGCACCTTGTAGACGCCAGCCTCATTCACCAGCTGGAAACCGTCACCATAGAAGGTGGCCGGGCCGAAGAACTGCAGCGCCTGCAGGCGCAGGTCGTCATCCATGCCGCGCAGGCGGGCGGCATAGTCAATCTGCCAGGTGTTGGCGTCCACATTCGTGACCGTGGCTTCACTGGCCCGGTCATACTCCATCAGCATCGATTTCACCAGGCTGTTACCCACCTGGCCACTCAGGGGATCCGTCTTGAGTTTGGTCTCGCTGCCCTTGTGCACAATCATGGCCACCATGCCGGTCGCCTTGTTGATGAGGTACATGGCATTGAACTCGAAATCGCCCAGGGTGGTGTCCATCACGATGGTGTAGGCCACCGCGTCGTTGTTGATGCGCCCGCGCTGATCCACGTGATGGCGATGCACGATTTGCCCTGCCGGTGGCAGAGCGCCGTCGGGGTTGATGGGCGCATCGGGGTCTAGCCCTGGGATGTTGGCCAGCACGAACTCATCGAGCACCACCGGGGCTTGGGTGGCGAGACAGGTTTGCCAGTAGCTGGCAAAGGCGTTGGTAATGATCTGACTCATGGGTTCCTCGAAAGTGATGCGCCGAACACCTGCTGGCTCATGGCGATGCGGCCATGATGGATGGTCGCGCTGACCGGATAGACCACCTGGAAGCGGTATCGGCGGCAGGTGCGGCCATAGTGTTGAATGAGGGTGCTCATCAGCGCCTGATTGCTGGCCATGGCGCTGTCAGTCACCTCGATGGTGATGACGTCCCAGGGTTGGCCCGCCTGGCGCTCGTGGATATCGCACCAGCCGATACCAAGCCGCTCGAAAATCCGCTTGAAGCCCGCCACCTCGCCCGCGTCCCTCGCGTTGACAAAGGCGAACTGGACGCGCTTGCGAAACAGCGACAGCGGCTCGCCATCAAAGCGACCGATGTCCCGCTCCCAGGCGAGCAGGGCCAGCAGGGACTCCGAGCAGGTCAACGGGTCTTGCTGGGCCAGTGGCAGCAAGAGCCACCCCTTGAGTCGTTGCCAGAAGGCGTTGATGCCCTTGGCCAGAAAGCCCGGTTCGGCGT